TGGCGTTCGCTGAGCGCGAAGGTCTGGGACTTGGCCCGGTTTCTGTCAGAGGGTCGCTCTAGGCTCGCTACGTGGCCAGAATCTGCCAGGGCTGCGAGCGGGAGATCGTCCCTGCTGCGCGACAAGGCAACCCGCGCTTGTGGTGTTCCGACGCATGCAGAAACCGGTCGACCTACCTGGCTCGCAAGGCTGCGGGCAAGGTGTATTTCCCGCGGTCGAGCGTGTACCCGCGAGGGTGTAACGAGTGCGCCGCCAGCTACGTGGCGAGATCGGCACGCGGGAGGTTCTGCTCGACGGCGTGTCAGGCGGCGGACAAGAATCGCCGGCAGAACGCGCAGTATGCCGAGAACCCGCAGAGGTTCGTGGAGATGTCTCGACGCAACCGGCGGACCATGACAGAGGCGCAGCGAGCGGCAGTCAAGCTTCGCGTTCGGCAATATCGCCAGCGCGTTGGCTACCTGGAATGCGCCAGGGCTGCCGACCAACGGCGGCGAGCACGAAAGGCCAGCGCAGCGGTCGAGAAGTTCCGACCGGTGGAGATCTTCGAGCGCGACGGCTGGCGTTGCGGGATCTGTACCCGCAAGGTCAACCGGCTGCTGGCTTGGCCCGATCCGAGGAGTCCGAGCCTGGATCACATAGTCCCGCTGTCACTGCACGGCGACCACACCCGAGCGAACGTGCGTCTAGCCCATCTGGACTGCAACGTAAAGCGCGGCAACCGGATCGAGAGTGAGCAACTGGCTCTCATCGGTTGACGCGACTGCCCGCCAAGGGCATCCGTTCCCGACATGGGAGGCACCAATGGCCGGACGTGGTCCTGCTGGCAAGGAGCGGCACTCCCGCTCCCGTGACGACGCCGAATTCGAGCAGCTTGTCGACGCCGGCGTCCTGTACGGCGACCCGCTGCCGGAAGGTGTTCTGCCTGACGACGAGGAATGGCACCCGCAGACGCTGGCGCTCTGGGATTCGCTTCGCCGTTCCCCGCTTCTCGCGGGTGAGCACGCGATGGGTTGGCAGTTCCTGATCGACACGGCCCTGATGCATCACGTCATGTGGACGAAGGGCCGGTGGGAGTTCGCTTCCGAGGTTCGGCTGCGCGTGGCGAAGTTCGGCGCGACTCCTGAGGACCGAATGCGGCTGAAGGTGAAGATCGAAACCCCACAGCAGCCCTCGGCCGGTGTGTCCTCACCGTCGGTGACGAATATCCGGTCGCGCCGGGACCGCCTGACGGGCTGAGATGCCCCGCGAGCTGATCCGCTCGACGGATCACGACCGGAACCGGTCACTCGGGTGGCTGGGCCTGGCGTGGCTCGAGGCGCTGACCGTTCACGGACCCGGCGATGTGCAAGGCGAGCCGGTGGTTCACGGCGACGAGATGTCGCAGTTCGTGGCCGACTGCTACGGCCTGGACGATGATGGCCGACGGTTGTACGATTCGGCGTTCTTCTCCCGGCCGAAGGGTGGCGACAAGTCCGGTCTGATCGGACGCGTCGGGCTGCTGGAGGCTCTCGGGCCGGCCAGGTTCGCCGGCTGGGCCAAGGGTGGCGAGACGTACCGCGACCCGTGGGGGCTCGGCTTCGAGTACGTGTACGAAGAGGGCGAGCCGATGGGTCGGCCGGTCAAGGTGCCGTTCATCCGGTGTATGGCGACCGAAGAAGGACAGACCGGCAACGTCTACGACACGATCTATTTCAACCTGACCGAAGGCCCGCTGGCCGAGGCGATGCCCCGCCGCGACGACGCGGGCTTGACGCGGGTGCTGCTACCTGGTGGCGGTGAGATAACCCCGTCGACAGCGTCGTCGGCGTCGAAGGACGGCGGCAAAGAGACTTTCGTCGGATTCGACGAAACCCACCTGTACAACACGCCGGAGTTGCGGCGCATGTACGCCACGGTGACCCGGAACCTGCGTAAGCGGAAGAAGATCGCGGAGACGTGGTTCCTTGAGGGCACGACGATGTTCGCGGCCGGTGAGGAATCGGTCGCAGAGTCGACGTACAGGCTCGCGGAACGCATCCGTGAGGGTCGCGCGAAGCGGCAGCGGCTGCTGTTTGACCACCGCTGGGGCGACTGCGAAGACCTCACCGACGAACCTGGCCTCCGGGCCGCGATCGTGGAGGCTTACGGCGACGCGATGGCGTGGAACGACCTAGACGGGCTCGTGGATGAGTTCTTCGAGGGCCGCTCCGCGACCGTTGACTCTCGCCGTTACTTCCTGAACTCGCCGTCATCGAGCGTGGACGCGTGGCTGACCGAATACGAGTGGGCATCCCGCGGACCCCGGCAAGGCGGCGACGGCGCACCCGTAGCCGCTCCGGGGGACACGATCACGGTCGGGTTCGACGGCTCCCGGAAACGAGCTCGGGGCGTCACCGACGCGACCGCGCTCATCGGCTGCCGCGTCACCGACGGGCACCTGTTCCAAATCCGCGTCTGGGAACAGCCATCCGCGGAGCCTGACTGGCAAGTGCCAGCGACTGAGGTTGAGGCGGAAGTCAAAGCCACGTTCGACCGGTACCGGGTGGTCGGGTTCTACGCCGACCCGGCGAAGTGGGAAACCTACGTCGCCGAGTGGGAAGCGGCCTACGGCGGCCGGCTGAAGGTGAAAGCCACCCAGCAACACCCGATCCAGTGGTGGATGACCGGCGGCAGGGCCTCGATGACCGTCCGCGCGTTGGAGAAGTTCGAGTCCGCGGTCGTGGACGGCGAACTGACCCACGACGGCGCTTCCGAACTGACCAGGCACGTGTTGAACGCCCGCCGGATGCTCACCCGCACCGGCATTCAGATCCGTAAAGAGAATCCCGACTCGCCGAAGAAGATCGACGCCGCAGTGGCGGCCGTTCTGGCGTGGCAGGCCCGCGTGGATGCGGTCGCTGCCGGTGTCGGGGCACAGAAAGCCAAGGTCACGCCGAGACGGCTGGACAAACCGAGACGATGAAGGGTGGTCACGCGTGGCGATCGACGTGACCGTTCCCGGGTCGGCCGGATGGTGGATGCAGCAGCTCTGGCGCCAGCTGGCAGCCGAGCAGACCCGCCTCCGGCGGCTCGAGAAGTACCGCCGCGGGGAGCCGGACATCGTTCTCGGGACGGAACGGCTCCGGTCGGCGTTCTTCCGGTTCCAGAACATGTCCCGGTCGAACTTCGCTGACCTGATCGTGTCTGCGCGGACGAACCGGATGGCTGTCCGCGCGATCCGCACATCAGCCAGCGACGACGACAACGGCGACCAGGCTGCGTGGCGTATCTGGACCGCCAACGGGCTCAACGTGTGGCAGACGGACCTGTACCGGTCGATCTGCACCTTCGGGTGCGGCTACGCCGCCGCTGGGACACCGGAAACGCCGGAAGGTGAACCGGTCATCACAGTGGAGGACCCGCGGCAGACGATCACGGCACAGGACGCGCTGCGGCCATCGAAGACGATCGCAGCGTTCAAGCTCTACCACGACCCGCAGGCCCAGATGGACTACGCGGTGCTGTGGCTGCCCGGCCAGAAGTGGGTCAGCCGACGTGCGCGTAAGGCGCGCGTGGCGGCTCTGGGGGACGCGGGACCGGTCCCTGTGAACTTCTCCCCGGCGACATTCGACATGCTCCCCGTCGGCTCCACGGACGGCGACACGATCACGTGGGCCGACGAGCAGCCCGACGGCGTCCTCGACCCGGCACTGCTGGGTGGCGACGGGTACGACGGGATCACGTCCGAGCAGTACGACCTCCAGGACGTCCCGGTCGTGAAGTTCGGCAACCGTGACGGTGTCGGCGTGTTCGAGCTCCACACCGACCTTCTCGACCGGATCGCGCACATCACGTTGCAGCAGATGGTCATTGCCACGTTGCAGGCGTTCAAGCAACGCGCGATCAAGACCAGCGAAGCCGCCGGCGAGGACGGCGGGCTGCCGGACGAGGACGCGAACGGCAACCCGATCGACTACAACGAGGTCTTCGAGGCCGACCCCGGCGCCTTGTGGCGACTCCCGGTCGGCGCCGAGATCTGGGAGTCCGGGCAGGTTGACCTGTCCGGCATCCTGTCCGCGGCGAAGGATTGGGTGCTGCACCTCGCAGCTTGCACTCAGACCCCGTTCCCGATGTTCTCCCCGGACTCGGCGAACCAGTCCGCGAACGGCGCCTCTCTGTACCGGGAGGGGTTGACGTTCAACGTCGAGGATCTGTGCCGCATCGCCGGCGCGGGCATGGCGCAACTCTTGGCCGTGGCGTTCCAGATGAAGGGGGACGCGCAGCGCGGCGTCGCTGCGGACATCATCATCGATTGGGCGCCGGCCGACCGGTACTCGATCCTGGAGATGGCGCAGGCGGACGCGCAGTCGTCGCTGCCGCTGGCCCAGAAGGCGGCACGCATCTACGGCATGTCGCCGTCTGAGGTGAAGATCGTTCTGGCGCAGGCGGCGCAGGAGTCGTTCGCGCAGGCCGCGCTCGCACCGAAGCCGCCGGAACTTCCACCGTCTGATGTCGCAGCCAGTTGACGGGCAGGCCGCGGTCATCGCGGCCTACCAGCAGCAGACAGCGGCGACACGGGCACAGTTGGCGGCCTACATCGCGGCCCTGTGGGCGTCTCTGCCGCAGTACCGCAACGCCAACGCACGCGACTTCACCGCACAGGCCGTTCCGGTCGTAGAGGCGGCGATGGGGCACATGCAGGCCGCTACTGCTGCCTACCTCGCCACCATGAACGGGCTCGCAGGCGGGTCCGGGACACCGCTCACGTATCAAACCGCGACCATCGCGGCAGTACGGAACGACGCCGACCCGGCGGACGTGTACTCGCGTCCGTTCAACCTGGTGTGGCGCCGGCTGCACGACCTGGCGCCGCTTGACGAAGCGAAGATCCAATCGGCGATTGAGTCCGGGCAGAACCGGGCCGTCCAGACCGCCGTCACGGACCTTCAGTTGGCCAAGACGCACACCGCGAAGGCGCAGATGGGCCGCAACCGGAACGTGGTCGGGTACCGGCGGCAGTTGGAAGGCGCCCACTCCTGCGCGCTGTGCATCGTCGCCTCGACGCTGCGCTACCACAAGGCGGACCTGATGCCGATTCACCCGGCCTGCGACTGCCTACCCGTCCCGATCATGGCCGGCGAGAAAGCCGACATGACTCTCGACCCGGCGCTGCTCGAGGCCGCTCACGCGACCGTCGCCGACACGTTCGGCGCCGACTCCACCGCCGCACGCAACATCCGCGGCGCGTTCAAGGACAACGGCAAGTCGGTCCTGTACCGCGACGTCCTCATCACGCACCAGCACGGCGAACTCGGGCCGGTCCTCGCCATCCGTGGCCAGAAGTTCACCGGCCCGCACGACATCGCCGCATAACCGCCCGTCAGGGCAGCACCACCCACCACAACCCGACAGGGGAGCCGACATGGCACGCACCACCGATCTACCCGTCCACTTCCGCACCGGCCTCCGCGCCGTCGGAATCGTCAACGGACGCCCCGTGTGGCCGATCCTCGGCGGCGACGACTCCGACGACGCAGCAGCACAAGCCGCAGCGGCTGCCGCAGCCGCTGGCAAGTCGTCCGAATCCGACCCCGGATTCCCGGCGAACACCGCGCTCGAGCAGATGACCGTCGAGCAGCGCGAGTCCTACTGGAAAGACAAGGCCCGCAAACACGAGGACCGCGTCAAGTCCTTCGGGAAACTCACCCCGGAAGAACTGACCGAACTACGCGCGAAAGCCGATAAGCACGACGCGCTCGAGTTCGAGCTCGGCAGCGAGGCGGACAAGAAGGCCGCTCAGGCGCGCAAAGACGCCGAGCAGGCCGCTGACGCCAAGTACCAGCCGATGCTCGCCGAGACGGCATTCCGTATCGCCATCGGCGACCGCCGAACGCAGGACGAGGTCGACGAGTTCATCGGCGACCTGAACCTGCCCCGATTCTTGACCGACGACGGACGAGTCGACACCGCCAAGGTGCTCGCCCGCGTCGATCAGTTCGCGCCCGCCACGGGCACCGCACCGCCACGGAAGCCGGGGCCGTCATCGAACGGCATGGGCTACCGCGGCAACAGCACACCCGGCGCCGGGTCAGTCGCCGCCGGCCGCGACCTCTACGCGGAGACACACCCGAAGAAATAGCCCCACCCCAGCCGAAGCCTCTCCTGGCCCTGCGCTGGCCCAAAACCCTTGAAAGGGGATCGCAATGGATCTCGCCCTCACCATCGACACGATCGGTCAGGACGACCAGCGTTGGCTCGGTACTGCTCACGGCACCTCCGCTGGTGACTCGATCACGCTGGACGCTGCGGCGTTCACGGCCGGCACCCACTTCCCGAACGGCTACCTGCCGTCCGGGACGTGCGTGTCGCTCAACACCTCCACCCAGAAGTACGGGCCTTACACCACGGGCGGCGCCAACGGCACCGGCACCGCGGCTGGGTTCCTGCTGACGCCGGTGCAGGTCAAGACCGCCTCTTCCACCCCGTCCGGCGCCCTCTACTGGCACGGCGAGGTCGTCACGGCATACCTCCCGTTCCAGTCCGGCACCGGGTCCATCGACGCGACTGGCAAGGGCCAGCTCGCTCAGATCAAGTTCGTGTAAGGGAGGTAGCCGAACATGTACATCTCAACCGACTACATCCTGCCCTCGGTTCTCACCGGGTACGTGCGGGAAGGCCTCGCGGACTACCCGCAGAACCAGTTCACCCTCGACCGGTGGCTGCCGAACCGCACCGTGCCGGACATCCAGTACCGGTTCGCCGCTGGTGGCACGGGACTCGCCGACGCGGCGGTGTTCCGCACCTACGACGCCGAGTCCCCCGTGGGGAAGCGTCAGGGCCTGATCCGGGTGACTGGCGAACTGCCCCCGATCTCGCTGAAGACGCGACTGTCGGAATACGACTCGCTTCGGATGCGGGCCGCAGTGCAGCCCGGCAACCAGGAAGTCGTGCGCGCGATCATGAACGACGGGTTGAAGAACTCCCGTTCGATCGCGGCACGGCTCGAGATGGCCCGCGGCGACGCGCTGGTCAACGGCTCCGTCACCATCTCGGAGAACGGCGTCACTGCGGCCGTCAACTTCGGTCGCGCCGGCGGCATGTCCGTCACTGCGGGTGTGCTGTGGTCGACCATCGCCACCGCTGACCCGTTCGGCGATCTGGACACGTGGCGCAACGCCTACGTGGCCCAGAACGGCGCGGAGCCGGGCGCGATCGTCATGTCCCGCTCGACGCTGGCGCTGATGCGTCGGTGCGCGAACGTGGCCAAGGCGGTTTTCCCGTCCGCGGCGCAGGTTCCGACGCTGCTGTCGCAGCAGGCCATCTCGGATGCGCTCGTCGCGTTCGGGCTGCCCCCGCTGTACGTGTACTACGCGCAGGCCAACACCTACGCCGGCTCGGCGACCCCGATCCTGCCGGCCAACAAGGTGCTGCTCCTGCCGGAGCCGGGCGACCCCAACTCCCCGGAAGACACGCAGCTCGGCGGCACGTTCTGGGGCACCACTGCGGAGTCGCAGCTGCCCGAGTACGGCATCGATCTCAGCGACCAGCCGGGCATCGTCGCCGGCGCGTACCACGACCCGGACCCGGTCGGGATCTGGACCAAGGCGTCAGCGATCGCGCTGCCCGTCCTGGCCAACCCGAACCTGGCGATGGCTGCGACGGTCGCCTGATGGGCCGCCGACTGAACTCCTACGTCCACATCCCCGACGAAGAGGGCGGCTACGCTATCTTCGGCCCGGATGACGAGGTCCCATCGTGGGCCGCGGCGAAGGTCGGCGACCACGTGTGGGCCGATGACGCGGGCAGCAAGCCCGCGAAGTCCGCGGCGAAGGCCGAGTGGGTCACGTTCGCGGTCAGCCAAGGCGCGGAGGAATCCGACGCCGAAGCGATGACCAAGGACGAGCTCATCTCGTCGTTCGGCGAGTAGCAACAACAGACCGAGAGGTGGTGAGAGGGCATGGTGTCTTCCGACCCGTTCGCCGATCCTGACGACGTGGCGGCCGTTCTGCTGCGTCCTCTCACCACACTCGAGGCGCAGTACGTTCCGACGCTGATCGATCAGGCGTCGTCGCTGCTCCGCAACTCCGCACCGGCGATCGACATGCGGATAGCGAAATACCAGGCCGACCCGACCGATCCTGCCGGGGTTTCGATGACCACCGTCACGGCGGTCATCGCCGGGGCGGTGAAGCGGTACATGGTCAACCCGACCGGCATCGCGTCCACGTCGGACACTGTCGGGCCGTTCTCGCACTCCACCTCTTACGCGTTGCGTAGCGAGAAGGAGCGGCGCGGCGCGCTTGAGATCACTAGCGATGACCTCGCTGTCCTGTTCCCGACCCGCAAGCGGCTTCGTGCAGGGACACTCCGGACCCGTCCGGCGCTCGCGCCGCGACCGGTCGGTCGATACGGACCCATCCCATCAGTCGGGCAGGCCGTGGACGCCGAGATCACCTACTCCGAGCGGGTCGGGAACCTCGACGCCGAATGGCTCAACATCCCGGACGGCGCCGGGTGACGTACCCGTTCGCCACTCCGGTGCAGTGGATCCGCCGCACCAAGAACAGCGGCGGCACCGCCTACGCCGGTACTGAGTGGACCGAAGCGGCTGCCGTCGCTACGGCGGCTGTGTTCGCTCCTGGCGGCTCAACAGAGCTGACCCAGGGCGGTGACACGGTGACGACGCAGCCGACCCTCTACGGGCTCGACGCGACGTTGGGTGTGTCGGCGTTCGACAAGTTCATCGTCAACGGCCAGCCCTACGAGGGCGACGGGGATCCGCAGGACGGATACCAGTCGCCATTCACCGGATGGGCTCCTGGCGTCGTGGTGAAACTCAAGAAGGTGACGGGCTGATGGCTGACTACACCCTCGACCCCGCGGCCTTCCAGGAACACCTACTCAACGCGCCGTTCATGGTCGAAGAGATGCGGGGCCGCGCCGAACGCGGCGCCGAGTTCGCGCGGTCGATCGCGCCGGACGCCCCGCCTCTAGGCGAGGGTTACATCGCGTCGTTCGACGTCGACTCCGGCACGCACGGCGGGATCCACAAGGACCGCGCCTACGCGATCCTGTCGAATTCGGACGACGCTGCCCGGTTCCTCGAGTTCGGTACAGAGCGGACCGACGCTCAGCATGTGCTCGGTAAGGCGCTCGACGTGATGGGCGGCTGACCGTGACCGCCCCGCTGACGGTCGACGTGACGGGCTGGCTCATCACCCGCCTCGCCGCCGCCCTGACCGCAACCGTCGACTCCGAAACGCCCGGCGACACCGTCGGGAACAGCAGTTGGGTTCCGTTCGTCCGAGTCGTGCGGATCGGCGGCCCGAACGACGGCTACATCCTCGACATCCCCACCGTCGCGTTCCACTGCTTCGCCGCGTCGCAGCAGGCAGCGAACCAGCTCGGCTACACCGTCATCAGCACCGTCAACGCGCTCCGCGGTGCCGTGCATGACGGCGCGGTCATCACCCGCACGGCAACCCTGTCCGGCCCGTCATGGGCCGCCGTGGAGAACCAGAACCTGCGGCACACCGTCGTGCTGATGCAAATCCGAATCAAAACCGCCTGACCGTCCCACCCAAGTAGGCCCCTTCCGAATCCGGCTGGGGCATTTCTTCATGCCCCAACACCGAAGGAGCACCCCGTGAGCAAGACCAGCGCGAACATCAACGTCTTCAACGACCAGAACTACGCGGTGTGGTCGGCCATCGCCGGCACCGCCAACCCGAACAGCCTGCCGCCGACCAACCCTGGCGCGGCGTGGTACGAGACGGGCCTGCTGACCGCTGCGGGCATCACCGAGGCGCACACGGTCAACGAAACGAAGATCTACGACATGGCGGGGAAGTTGCAGCGCATCGCCCGCAACCAGGAGGAACGGCCGTTCACCTTCTCGGCGCTCGAGGGCAACAACGTGGTCGACTCGCTGCGGTTCCCGGGCACGTCGGACTCGAACGCTGGCGGTACCGGGGAAGTGCAGACGATCACGATCTCTGGCACCCCGACCGGCGGCACGTTCACTCCGGCGCTGTCCGGCTACGCGTCGGTCGGCGCGCAGACGTACAACGTGACGACGTCGGCGTTGCAGACGGCGTTGCGGGCCGCGTGGAACATCCCCGTGACCGTCAGTGGCACGGCTGGCACGTCCTACGTCGTCACGTTCGTCGCCGCTGAGGGTGACGTGCCGCTGATGACCGTGACGTCGGCGCTCACCGGCGGCACGTCACCGACGGCGACGGTCGCAACGACCACGCCCGGCGTGACCGGGGTCAACACGCGCGCGGTCGCCGCCGGCACCGGCCGGAACCTCCGCGCCTGGTGCATCGACCTCGTCGACGGCAACCTGCACAAGCGGTACTACATCCCCAACGGGGAAGCGGTGTGGACCGGCACCACCACGTACAGCGGCGGTGCCGCAGCGGAGTATCAGTTCACGTTGCAGCCGTTCCCGGACGCCAACGGCAACTACTTCTACATCATGGACGACTCCGGCGCTGACGCCGAGTCGTTCGCGTAACCCCTCGACGGGACGGAACGGCCTGCCTCGGAGCGTCAGGCCGTTCCGTCCTCTTCACGCTCCGAACGCTCCCGCCTGGAAGGACGCTCCATGCCTGCACAACCCCGCAAGCCCGCACAGAAGAAGCCAACTGCGGCGGTCGCCGCGCGCCGTGAGGTCCGGGGCGAAGGTGGCGCCGTGGAGCCGCTGTCGGTGAAGTTCCGCGGCGACACGTTCGACATTCCCCGCGACCGGCTCGGCTCGGCCCGCGTCTACATGCGGCAGCAGCACCTTCGCCGTTTCCGCACGGTGGAGAGCGAAGTCGAGTTGCTGTTCGAGGTACTCGGGCAGGCCGACTCGGGCCGGTTCATCGCCCTCTGCGAGCCGGGCGACTCCATCGACGGAGCGGCCACGGAGTTCTTCGCCGCGTTGAACAAGGCCAGCAACGTCCCAAACTCCTGAGCCTCGTGGCGCTCGTCGTCGAGTACCACGAGGAACTAGAGATCGACCTTCTCGGCCAGGGCGTTGATCTGCTCGACTTCTGGCGCGGCACGCTCACGCCGCGCCGGCTGGATCTGCTGGTGAAACACCTACCGCCCGGGTCCGCGACGTTGCAGGCGATGGACCCCGACATTGCCCGGGTGGCGGCGTGGGGACCGACGAACGAGCAGCTCGCCGACCTGTACGACGTGACAGTCGTAGCGGGCCGGTTGACAGCCAAGGGCGGCGGCGCGCTCCCGCCGTACCCGCGTCCCGCCGACGCGTTGCACGCGAAGCGCATGGAACAGGCCCGCTACGCGGCGCTGGAAGCGCAGCGAGAGCGGGCGCGGGCTCGCCTAGCCGCCGATATGGATCTTCGGTGACGCCATCTCGGCTTCCGGCATCTTCACGGTGCCGCGGTGCGTGACGGTGACGCCGTAGAACTTCTTTCCGGCTGGCACGGATGCGGTGAACGTGAAATCGCAGTCGTGAGGCACTCCGGTGGTCACGGTCGGTGTCTGTCCGGCGGATAGGGCGGCGATGGTGAGCGTCTTGCCGCTGTCGTCGGAGATCACGACCTGACCGCCCTGCGTGACGTCGCTGTACCCGCCGACCCCGGCGCAGTCGTGCGTCCCGGTCAGTAGCGCGTTGAGCGTCGATTGCGGGTCGGTCAGCACCACCGTCCCCCGCACGGCGATAGGCGGTGCGGCCTTCGCCCTGCCGCTCGAGGAACAGCCGGCCAGGACAGCCACGCAAAGCAAGATCGCCGCCATTTTCATGGCGCGAATCGTAGACCGACACGGAAAGGAGGTCACGCCTGATGTCAGACGGCGTGATCGGTTCCGTCGGTGTTGCGGTCGTCCCTGACGCTCGTGCGTTCTGGGAACGGTTCCGGGCTCAGACTGAGGGTGGCGCGGCTGAGGCTGGCCGTCGTGCCGGTGAGGATTGGCGGCGCGGCTTCGATGAAGCGACTCGCGGCGCTGGCCCGTCCGGGCGCGGCGGCGCACCGTCATCTGGCGGCTCGCCTTCGTCCTCGTCGTCCTCGAATGGTGGCGGTGGTGGCCCGCTGGCTGGGCTCATCAGCGCGGCGATCACTCTCGCCCCCGCCCTCGTGCCCCTCGGCGCGGCGGCGGCGGCGGCCGGTTCGGAGTTCGCCGTCCTCGGCGCCACGGCCGCGCTCGCCGTCAAGGGCATACAGGCCGAGATGGCGTCGGGCACCCCAACTGGCGCTGCCTATTCGACGCTGCTCAAGGGGCTGAAGGCAGACCTCAGCGGCCTTGAATCGACCGCGGCTCACGGTGTTCTCGGCGGCTTTGAGCAGTCCGTCGTCAAACTGCGGGGGGATCTCCCCGAGCTGAACTCGGTCATCGCCGAGCAGTCGACTCTCCTGGGTGACACGGTTTCGCATCTGACCGGTGGGCTCATCGGTGGATTCAAGACGTTCGGTCCACTGCTGAGCCAAGTAGGCGGGTCCGTAGATCGCATCGCGGCGCACTTCGAGTCGTGGGCCACCGGGCCGGGTGGGGCGAAGTTCTCCAGCGCACTGTCGTCGGACTACGCCAAGGTCGCACCGATCATCGACGACTTGGCGCACACCATCGCCCGAGTCGTCGCGGCGTCGAACGGTGTCGGGCTCGGGATCCTGTCCGAACTCGGGGTGCTCGCCCGCGTGCTCGACACCTTCCCCACGCCGGTCCTGACAGCGATCGTCGCCGGGTTCGTCGGATTCCGCACCATCAACAGCATCAACGGCGTGCTGACCGGGCTCTCCGGAAACATGTCCCTGCTGGGCACGCGGGCCACCGCTTCCGCGGCGGCCGTGACGGCGGCGAACCTCCAAATTGAGGCCAGCGTCGCGCAGACGGCCGCCGAGGTTGCCACTGCCCAAGCGGCCGAAGCGGCGGCAGTAGCACAGGCGCAGGCCGAGATCGCGGAGGCTCTCGCCGGTACCGGATCGGTACTGGAAAGCGGGGCGGCCATTGCCGCACAGACGGCAGCCGAAGAGGCAACGTCGTTCCAGGTAGCTGCCGAAGCGGCCATCGCCGCTGCCGCGGAAATCTCGGCAGCGGCAGACGCTGCCGCCGTCGAATCTGCTACAGCCGGCGCCGCGGCCTCTGCTAGTTGGTCCGCGATGCTAGGCCCCGTCGGCATCGGAGTGGGGCTGCTAGCCATATTCGGCCTCTCCATGCTGACCACGTCGGACGACACGAACAAGGCGGCGGGGTCGCTACAGACCTTCACGTCCGCGCTGGAGCAGTCGCAGGGCGTCATCAACGACACGGTCCGCGCGAACCTCGCGAACACGCTGACCAAGGCGATCAACCCGGACGAACTCAAGAAAACCGGCCTGACGATCAAGGATCTCACGGACGACATTCTCGGCGTGCCGGCGGCGGTGGCGAAGTACAACAACATCCCGCTCGGGAAGTTCAGCAACGGGCTCATCACCGACATACACAACGTTCGCAAGGCGTTCGCTGATGCGCAGACGGCGGCAGAGACGGAAGCCCAGGCGCTGACCGGCGTCGGCGCGGCCACCGCCGCGACCTCAGTGCAACTCAGCGAAGGCAACACGGCGATCCGCGGCTACGTCGCAGCGATGGACACGTTCAACAAGTCCACCGACACCGCGGCCGACCGGGGGAAGTTGATCGGGTCGGTTCTGGTCGCCGCGAACGGTGACGCGCTGTCTTACGTGGCGTCGATGACCGCTGCCGCCGGTGCCGGGCGCGCCCTGTCGGACGCGTTCACGTCCGATCGGCAGAAGATCCAGGATCTTCGGCAGCAGATCGCGCAACTGACCGGGCAGCACGGCTCGGCCGCGACATCTTCGGGTGTGTTGGCGGCGCAGATCAACAAGACCGGTGCCGCTATCGCAGCGAACAAGACACGGGTCGAGCAGTTGCAGAATTCGATCGACACGGGGACGTTGTCGTCGAAGCAGCTTGCGTCGGCGCAGTCCGCGTTGGCGAACGCGGAAGCGTCGGGCGGGGTCAAGACCGCGACCCTGGCCGCGCAGCGCGCGAAGCTCAACTCGGCTCTCGGCGGCGGGACGGTGAATGTCGCGCAGTTGACGAAGCTCCAGCAGGAGTTGGCGAAGGCTTACGAGGACAGCGAACTCGCCGCGATCAATCTCAATAAGGGAACGATCGACTACACCAAGGGTGGCGCACCTGCCCTGGTGGGGCAGTTGCAGGCGATCCAGACCGCCTCGGAGAACGCCGCCGCAGCCGTCTACCAGCACGAACTCAGCCAAAAGGGCGGGACGAAGGCCGCCGACGACGCGTTCAACGTCTACAAGAACGAGACGCGAGGCGCGCTGATAGACCAGGCGAAGCAGCTCGGGCTCACCGTCCCGCAGGCGAAGAAGCTTGCTGACCAGTACTTCGGGCTCAAGAACTCCGGCGACATCAAGAAGAAGATCGAACTGATTGGTGAGGACAAGGTCGTCGATGCCTTGAAGGGCATCCTCCAGGATCTCGACATTCTCATCGGTAAGACGACTGTGCTCGACTTGGCGATTGCGAAGGCGAACGCGAACGCGCCGAAGAACCTTGGCAGCCCTGGTGCGGTGTTGCACCAGTCGGCTGGTGGATTCATCTCCGGGCCGGGGAGCGGGACGTCGGATTCGATCCCGGCTCGCCTGTCCAACGGCGAGTTCGTCGTCAACGCCGCCGCGACCGCGCGGAACCGGCCGGCGCTCGAGGCGATGAACGGCGGCGTCCAGGCTTTCCGTGACGGCGGTATCGCCACCGTCGTGCCGTCCCGGTCGATCTCGCAGACGAACAACTACTACTACCCGGTGCCGGAGCGGGTCACGTCCAGCCCAACAGCGCACCGCGCGGCAGCGTCGAAACTCGGCAGGCTCGGATGACGTCGCCGAAGACGCTGATCGTGCAGAGCGTCGACCTGAGCACCATAACGGGCGTCACGATCACCGACATGAACTGGCTCGCCGTGTATGCGGCGGGGGTGCGGAAGGGCAACCACGACGACCCGCAGGACGCGCAGGGGCTTCTCGGTGCCTACCTGCCGCTGACGGCCTACAACTTCACCGTGCCCGTGGCGGTGACGGGCACCGACGAGGCGGACCTTGAGGCGAACCTCGACGCGCTCGGCGCGGTCGTGATCGGCAACAACGGGCTCGTCACGCTCGCCCGCCGGCGCGCTGCGGTCGGCGGCGGCTACACCACCAACACCGCTCACGGCGCGTTCAACGGCTTCGCCAATTTCAGTTCACCCGGCCTGCTCGACATCGAGGTCGACCTGCAATTCACCAATCTCGACGGTGGCTGGTGGAACGGCTCCGCCTGGCTCGTCCCATGATCTCGGAGGCGTCGTGACCAGCTCGCACACCTACACGAAGATGTACCTGTCGCTGGGGACCAAAAAGATCGACTTCACGGCCGACACGTTCAAGGTGATGCTCCTGTCGGCCTACACCGTCGGGTCGACTCAGGACACGGCGCAGTTCGTCGCCGACGTGAAAGCGGTCGCCACCGAAACGTCAGGGTCCGGCTACACAGCCGGCGGATACACGCTGGCGGGGAAGTCGTTCACCGAGTCGGGGCACGTCTACACCTTCACCAACAGCGCCGACCCGTCCTGGGCGACGTCGACCATCAGCGCGGCCTACGCCCTGTTCTACGACGCCACCCCGGGCAGCGACGCGACGAACCCGGTGTTGTGCTTCTGGGATCTCGGTGGGACGCAGACAACCGCAGGGACGACGTTCACGCTCGCCCTAGATGCTGGTGGCATCGTCACGCTGACCGGGAGTTAGCGTGTCGGTCAGCGTCACCGCGCCCCCGGCGAATACGACCGCTGCCGCGCCGGTTTCCACGATCCTCACGGCCCCACCAGCAGGGACGCGGGCAGCGGCGCCCGCGGGTCGCGGAGTAGCCGACGTTCGCGTCACCGCCGCGCCGGCCGCGACGGTCGTCGCGGGGGTGGAGGGTCAGGCACTCACCACCCTGGCGAAGATCACCGCATCCGTCTGGGATCCGAGCAACAACCTGCTCGCGTCGCTGCCGCACGTCATGAACCACTCGTGGCTTGACGAGTTCTCCAAGATTGGGGACGCGTCGTTCGAGGTTCCGCTAGACGACGCGTCGACCGCGCTGATTCAAGAGCGCTGCATCGTGAAGTTCGCGTGGCACGGCGGGAAGCGGTTCGCCTGCCGCATCAACTCCGAGGGTGTGGAGATCGTCCGCGCCGGCCGTCGTTGGTTGCGGTTCGAGTCGCAGCCGGGCGTCATGTCCGTGTTGGCTGATCTGCAGATGTACCCGGAGTACCCGCTCGAGCGGCAGTCGTCTCCCGACCGGAAGTTCGACTGGACCGCGGGCGCGGACGTGTGGCTGGTCGACTCCGAGTGGACCGAACCCGACGGGGCCGTGACGCCGCTGAATGTGCGCGCCGACTACCCGCTGGACCTGCGGCACCTGGACAAGACGGCGCAGTGGATCTCTCACGACCTGACCGACTACGCGCCGATCGGGCAGCGGGACTTGTTCCGCGGCACGTTGACGATCGAGGATGACAACACCCCGATCCTGATTCACGCCGCCGCGTCGGGGCCGCTGAGCTTCAACATCGACGGCGTCGAAGTGATCTCACCGCAGAGCGGGCAGCCGAACGACTCGTCGGTGGTGATGACGCTCGATTCGGGCGGCCACACGATCGCCGTGTCGGCGAGCAACTCGCCTTACCCGCGGTCCACTCATGGTGCGCGGATCATGTTCATTGCTTCGATCTGCCGCTACGACAACCGCAAACCCGGTGAGTTGCTGTATCACACGGGGACGTCGTCGTGGAAGGTTGCGGGGAACTCGATCAAGCCTGGCTGGTTCGACGCGCAGATCCTGGCGCGCGTCATCGAAGAGGCGCGACTGACCCACACCGGCCGGCACGTCCTAGGCCCGCTCGCTGTCACATTCGGCTACACCGACTTCGTCGACTCGCACGGTGAGGCGTGGACGAAGCGGACGACGGCGTCGTTCCCGGTGGGGCAGATCAACGGCGCCGATGTTGCGATGCAGCTCGCGGAGCAGCCGCAGTTCGAGCCGTGGATGTCACCGAACCTGCGGATCTACGCGTGGAAGCGGCGCGGCTCGGACCTGACGGGGACGGTGGCGCTCGAGCACGTCGCCGATGGCGGGAACATCCTGTCCTACCAGCAGTCGCGTGACGCGCAGCGGCAGACGGTGATCCTGACGCAACTGCACGACGGGTCATTCCAGGAGACGCCGGACGGGGACGCGCTCGCCGATATCGGCCGCATCGAAGCGGGCCTGTCGATGGGGTCGGCGCTGGGTGCGGAGACTGCGGAGCGCGCGGCGACGGCGCAACTGAACGAGTCGGCGCATCCGCTGACGAAGATCACCGTCGTCCTGTCCACCCTGACGGGGCCGCAGCCTTACGTCGACTTCAACATCGGCGACACCATGCCGGTGCTCGGCCGGCGCGACTCGGGGTCGATGAAGGCTCGGGTCATGTCGATCAGCCCGGACGCGTCGGTGTTCCCGCCGCGGGTGACGGTCGAGCTGGTGGAGGATCTGTCGTGACGACCTACCCGCCACCAGGGCGTAACCCGCCGGACCCGTCCGAACGGCTGCTGGTGCAGACGCGCCGGTCGTTCGGCGGCGGCAACGACGGCGGGTCACGCTGGGCGCAGCCGGTCAAGAACACCGACCCGATCGCGTCGCCCTACGTCGCCGGACAGATCGTGTACGTGTTCCACGGTGACGACCCGACCGTGGAGCGGCCGGACGCGGTGCTGGTCCGATGGGTCGGCGCTGCGATGCCGGACAACAAGATCCTCACCGACGACTACTTGAACGTCACCCTCACGGATGAGGAGATCGCGGGGATGTTCGGCTGATGGCGACGTGGGTCGCGAACTCGTGGCAAGGCGGCTACGTCGCTGATCTCGGCCCGTACATCGGGCCGCTGCCGTCAGCGTCACCGATCCCGGCGAACCTGCCCGACACGGCAGGCCAGATCGACTACCTCATCGGCGTCCCAGACGGCGGCATGGCGTCGGGGTTCGTAGATAACACGTTCATCGACCACTGGCGCGGGTGGAACGGCACCCCCGGCGACCTGGCCGACACCTATTGGAGCAACCAAGGCAACGGGCTCGACATCACCACGCCGGGTCTGCACCTGATGGTGCTGTGGTACGACCTCACGTTCGACGACCCGGGAGACTACGCCGCACCCACGGTCGACCCGCGCGCGCTTGTCCCGCCGTCCTTCGTCGCCGGTGGCGCTGGCTCACCAGTGGGCGATCCAGCCGCCGGGTCATGGACCGACGTCTACCCCGCGGGTACGTGGCGGTTCGGGGTGGGAGTCGACGAAGGCATGACCTACGTGGCGGGTGGAGCAACTCACCCGACAGACGTCACCGTCGCGGAAAGCGACGTCGTGACTGCATTCATCGCCGCGACCTCGGGCACCTTCACGCGCAGCGGTAGCCAGTTTGCTGGCTTCGGGTTGCACACGCTTCAGGCTGGCGACTGGGAGGCCGGCGGCGAGATTCTCACGTCGAGCCTTGGGGACTTCGTCGCTGGCGGCTACACGCAGCAGCAGCAGACGTTCAGCCTGCCCGGATCGCTACCGGACACGCCCGACTGGGACACCATCGCCCAGGACCCCGGATTCTTCGTTCTCCCCCCGGAACTCGAAGGGCTCATCGAGGGCATCGACTTCTGGATGAAGCCGGGCGCCGACTACACCGATCCCTACCGCTACAGCGACTTCCCCGACTCCGCCGCCACGGCGTTCGACTCGTGGGAAGACATCAGCCTGACGATCGACCCGATCGAGGGGCACGTCGTCGGCACGGCGGGGCAGCTCTACACGAGCCTGAACATTCAGCTGATGCGCGTTGATCGGCTCGTCACCACCGGCGAGATCGTCGCCGACGGCGACGGCACCGTGATCGACACCGTCACTCCCGACACGGGCGTCGGAATCACCGGGCCGCACACCACAACAGTCTCCATACCGAGCACCGATACCGACGTCGGACTCGTGCTCCGCGTCCCGAAATCGACCCTCGGGATACCGCGCAGCTCCTCCGGGGCGACCGGTGACTACGTCGCATGGGTGGCGCGCATGGCCAGCTTGGGTACCGCGTTCGCTGACCTCGACATGTCGCCGTTCCGGCTCTGGAAGCCCGGTTCGCTGCTGGCCTGGCACAACTTCACCGGCCACTGGCAGACGTTCACCGGGGGGACGCTCTACATCTTCACGCCGGGCCTCGGGCCGGTGCCGATGGCTGACGGATTCCCGCCCTAGACATGGAGCGCTGACCGCTCCACCCGTACCCGCGTCCAGAACTCGGCCTCAAGCGTCGACAGGACGGCGGGGATCAGCGGGCACTCCGCAGCTTCATGCCGAACAGCCGGGTCTAGGTGCCGGTCGGCGACGGTGGCGAACGCTGCCGCCAGGTTGTGTCCGTTGACTGCCCATTGGGGGTAGAGGGCGTCCACCAACTCGCCCGCCAGCGCGACGCTGTTGGAAGTGATTCCCGTTGTCAGATCGGTGTCGACCATCATGCTTGCCCGTCCTTATTGAAAGTCATAACGGGAACCATCCCCGATAGGCAGCAACACTATTCCTCTATCGGTCTAGGTCAATAGATATGGACCTGCGGCTTTGTGTACGAATATCGCCGAACCAAGGCGCACCCCCCGGAAAGGAAGGCGGCCCGCGTGGTTCTCATCCGCACCCGCTGGTACTCCCTGTCACGGCGCGGAGCTGTGCTCGCACTGTTCGGCACCGTGTTCGCCCTGCTCGGCTACTCCTACCTCAGCATCGACGCCCGCCTGACCGCCGTCCTGCACGCGCAACTGCGGTTCGCGCTCGACGTCGCCCCGGTCGAGTTCTACGGCTGGGCGTGGGTCGTCTGCGGACTCCTAGCGATCCTCGGTGGCCTGGTGCATCCGCTCGACGGGTTGGGGTTCGCCGCCGCCGTGTTCATGCCCGCCCTCTGGTCCGTCGTCTACTTCCTCGCCTGGTTCCACGACGACGCCCCACGCGCATGGGTGAACGGCTGCCTGTTCGGCGCCATCGCCCTCGTCCTCGTCGTGGTGGCGGGGATGGCTGACCCGCTCGCCCGTGAGCCGAAATGAACGTCGCTGACGGGGCGTGGACCACGCTCGCCGCCGCCGTCCCCGCCGGACTGTCCTACCTCGCCGGCCAAGCCTCAGCACGCCGCCGGGAACGCGCCCGCACGGCGGCGGGAAGCAAACGAGCCGACACCGAAGCGATCGAACAAGCCCGCATCACCTACCAGGCGATCGTGAAAGCACAGACGGAAGAGATAGCACGGGTGCAAGCCGAAGCGCACGAAGCCCGGGTGGAGGCGGCCCGGTCCCGCGGCAACGCCCGCCAGTGCGAGGACCGCGCCGAAGCGCTCGAAGAGCAGGTGAAGTCGCTGCGCCGCATTGTCGCCCGCATGGCCGCGATCCTCCGCGAACACCACATCGACCTACCGATCGACGCCGCCGACGTGGAAGCGCAGGGCGCCTGATGACCAACAGCACGCAGTTCGTCGACTGCTCGTCGAACAACCCGATCCCGAACGTCGCCGCGTACAAGGCAGCCGGTCACCGGACGCTGTGCCGCAAGGTCAGCGAAGGCACCGGGTATCACTGGATCGAGGGTGACGGGCTCACCGACGTCTGCCACAAGGCGGGACTCACGGTCGGGCATTACCACTGGTTGCGGCCGGATTCGTCGGCGACGGCGCAGGCGGCGTTCTTCGTCGCGTGCGTGAAGCCGCATTTGAAGCCGGGTGACTGGCTGATGACGGACTTCGAGCGCACCCAGGGTGCGGCGGATCCGGCTGACGTGTCCCGCGCCGCGCAGCTTCACGAGTTCAACACCTACGTCACCACCCATCTGCCCGGGTACCCGCTGTACGTCTACACCGGCAACTGGTACCTCGACGGGAAGCCGCACTGCCAGGCCGAATGCCGCCGCTGGCCGGTGGTCATGTCGGACTACTCCGGCCGCGTCGCGCTGCCGAACCCGTACCGGCTGAACTACGTCGCCTGGCAGTTCACCGACCGCGCACGGGTCGCTGGGTTCGGCGCGTCGGTCGATTACAACCGCTGGCTCGGCACCCCACCCCACGACAGTCAGGAGTTCACTGTGGACGCAGCAGCTAAGGCCCGGTTCGACGCGATCGACGCCCGGTTCCACGGCAAAGACGGGAAGCCGTGGCCGGTCGAGAACCTGATCCTCGAAGTGGTCAAGCCGATGTTCGCCAAGCTCGAGGCCGATCTCATCGCGGCGATCAAGGCGGCGAAGGCGTGACCCCGCCCGTGAAGCCGTCGTACAACCCGCTCACCTACCGGCCAACCCAACTCTGGAAGGCGATCTACGCCGTGCTGATCGGGTTCGGTGGGTCGCTTGTCGCTGCCTCCGCTGACGGTCATTTGACGTTGACCGGCTGGGTGTCAGCCGCGGTCGCTGGGCTGGTTGCTGGCGGCGGCGTCTTCGGCATTGAAAACAAGTAGCCCGCTGCACCCACGCTTCACCAACGAAGGGCCGACCCATGTCAGTGCGCATCGACAGCACCTTGCAGACTTACCTCGCTGCGGTGACGATCCCGGGGGACTTCCACGGGCTCCCCGACGGCGACTTCGAGGTAGCACTCGGGTCGTACACCGCGCCGGGGGCGTTCCAGGCACCTGACGCTGTGTCGATCAACTCCACGGTCAGCGTCACCCTGACGGGGCGGTTGGGGGCGGGGAAGTCGTTCGACCCCACTTCGGGGACGTACTGGTTGTGGGGGCGCGCTACCCGGGCACCCGACGAAACGTTGACCAGGGGGTCGACGCGGATCACCGTTGTCACTACGGGCGGGACACCTGTCGGTGCTGCGACCCATTACGTGCCGCAGCAGACCACAGCGCCGGACCCGACCGTCTACACCGGCTGGCTCGACTCATCCACCACCCCACCGACATTGAAGGGTTGGAACGGCACGGCGTGGGTCGCTATCGGCGGCGGTGGTGGGGGCGGCGTCACGCTGTTCAACACCCGAGCCGGATCTGTCACGCTGACGAAGGCGGACGTGACCGGCACCGGGCTCGCAGCGTCCGACGTCGGCGCTGACACGGCTGCCGCGCGGGACACGGCGATCGCCACCCAGCACACCACCGACGTCGGGCTGTTCCAGCCTGTCAACACGAACTTGACGACGATCGGCGGGCTCGACTCGGCCACGGCCGGCGCGCTGGTCACGGACGGGGCGGGTTGGTTCCGCAAGACCTACGCGCAACTGAAAACGGCGCTGGCGCTCGTCAAGGCAGACGTCGGGTTGGGGTCGGTCGACAACACCGCCGACACCGCGAAGCCGGTGAGCACCTTGCAGGCGACCGCTGACGGGGTGGTGCAGGCGTTCGCGATCCAGCGGGCCCACCACACCGGCACGCAGTCAGCGGACACCCTCACCGACGGGACGACGAACAAGGCGTTTCTGGCGACGGAGCGGACGAAGCTCGCGGGCATCTCAGGGTCGAACACGGGGGATCAGACGATCACCCTGACCGGCGATGTGACCGGGACGGGTACCGGCTCCTTCGCGGCCACTCTCGCGTCGGTCGCCTCGGCGGGGACGACTGGTGACGCCACCCATTCGCTGACGGTCACGATCGACGCGAAGGGCCGCGTCACGGCGGTTACGGCGAACGCGATCGTGCTGCCCGAGTCGGCGATCACGAACCTGACGACCGACCTCGCGGCGAAAGCCACGCCGCTGACCAAGCAGGCGAAGACAGCGAACTACACCGCCGTCCTCGGCGACATGGTGCTGTGCGACACCACGGGTGGCACGTTCACCGTCACCCTTCCGGCGGCGTCGGGCGGTAAGGGCCGCATCGTCGTCAAGTGGACCGCGGGCACTACCGCGCCGTCGATCGCGGTCACCGGGTCGGACCACATCGACACGTCGACCGGTTCGACGGGTGGGCCGTTCACGTTGTTGAATCAGGCGGCGCAGTACGAGTCCGACGGGACCGCGCTGTGGGCGATCACCGCCGACAACTTCGCCCTGTCGACACTCGACAGCCGGTATGCGAACGTCGGCATAGGCGCCAAGTCAGGTGCCTACTACGGTCCGGCGACCGCGAGCCTGAGCACAGTCGTGCCGACCCTGAACCTGTTGCAGGCGAAGCTGCTGGTCGTCGCCAAGACGGTGTCGATCGTGCAGCTGCTCGCCGAAGTCACCGCGGCTGGATCGGCCGGGGCAGTTGGTCGGCTCGGGCTGTGGGCCGACGGCGCCGACGGCTACCCCGCGGCGCTGATAGTGGACGCCGGAACGATCGACTGCACCACCACGGGCGTGAAAACCGTGACGGTGGCGCAGACCCTGACCCCTGGCCGGTACTGGCTCTCCTATACGGCACAGGTCGCCACGGCGACAGTGCGCGGCGACATCGGCCGCGACACCACCACGCCGAGCAACCTCTCCGGGATGGCATCGGCTCGCCAGGTCGGTGTTCAATCTGCCGGAGTCACGGGTGCCCTGCCTGGCACTTTCCCGGCCACCCTGGCCGCGGGTCAGGACATCGCGCTCGTCTACATGAAGGTGGCCTGATATGAGTTCTGTCGTCGTCTACCACCTCGGCGGGTTCAAGCCCGCGGCGCCGCAGCAGAACCGCGCCGAATTCTGGGACGCCGCTACCGGTACGTATACGTCGTGGGACAGCAGCGGGGTTCAGACTGCGCAGCGTCCACTCACGGCCGACGAGACGGCTCAACTGGCCGCGCAGGACACCGCCGCGTCAGGCGATGCGAACCGCTCCACATTCCAGCAGAAGCTGACCGCCGCCCTGGCCGCCAACCAGAACGACGTCGCTCAAGACCAGGCGATCATGTCGCAGGCGGCGACCATCACTGCCGCGTCGATCACCAACCTCGCCACGGCGGCCACAGCGATCGGGAAGCTCGCTCAGGCTGTGTCGCTGCTCGCTGGCAACGACGTCAACACCAAAAAGGAGCTACAGGCGATCGCCTACATGCTGCTGAATAAGAATGACACCACGGCGGGCACCTAACCCGACCAACTAGCCCAGCGCCCTGTCCCACACGGCTAGTTCAGTTCCGCGGAGATGAATCGGCTTCGCATCCCCGGCGGCTGACGCTTCGTCGACCGCCCGCACCACGTCAGGCCAGAGCGGCGTGTAGTCGTCCCACACGACTACGCCGCGTTCACTCACCAGGGCAACCGCCGATCGAGTGTCCGCACTTACGTAGTCGTAGCCGTGCCCGGCGTCCACGATCACCAGATCGCAACTGCCAGCCCACGGCGAGACGTCCAACTCTCGACTGTCGCCGTACACCTGGGTGATCCGCTCCTGCTCCGACGTGCCATGGAAGCGGCAACCGGACCGCAGCCCCGCGCCCCTGGTGTTGATCTCGGCAATGTCGTCCAGCAGGTCGACGGTGACGATCTCGACCTCCGGCAGTAGCCGGGCCAGCCGCAGCGTGGTCGACCCGTCGAACGTGCCGAACTCGAAGATCCGCCGTGGCCGACGCAGCAAGCAGAGCAACGACAGGCAGTACAACTCGTTCGGGTCCATGTTCGACGGGTCGAACCTGACATCCCCCATCGGCACCGTGAAGCTGGCGACCTCCGGGTACTGCTGCCACACGTACCGGCTCGGCACCAACCGAGCCCGTTCCGCAGCCAAACCCGCCGCCGCCATCGTCCGCCACATCGACCGGTCCCCGGCGTGTTTCGCCAGCGCCGTGATCGCCTGCCTTGCTGTCGACACCCGCGCACCCTAACAAGATCCGCCACCGAGCCGCGATGTTATGTCGCGCACGATTGTTAGCCCGCTAGCCCTGACCCTGGGGCTGGCGGGCGGCTTTCGTCATTTCCGGGGCTTTCGGGGCTATGCCGGTAACCCGCAACCACCGCGGGGGTTGGGGGGTACAGCCACAACCAGGGCTAACGGTCGAGAATCCGTTCGGGCTCGAGCGAAGCGGCCGGAGCGCTCATCCCGTCGAGAGCTGCCACCACCTTGTCGTCGCTGTCGGAGAACAGGTGCCCGTAGCGGTCGTAGGTCGTCTGGATCGACTCGTGGCCCATGCGGCTCTGTACGACCTTGGCGTCTAGGCCGGCGCTGATGAGCCACGATGCCTGAGCGTGCCGCATATCGTGGATTCTGGGCCGTTTGGCGAGCGTCCCGGGGCATCCACACAGATCCGGGCCGGGGTGCTGCTCGCAGCGGTTTAGCCTCTCGATCGTGGGGCGCCAGTGGCTCTTGTAGAACGCCGAGTGCTGCACCACCCGTCCGGTCGCCGTCGTGAACAGCCAGTCCGACGCGGACCGGGAGGCGACAAGCGGGATCAGCGCCTCGACCGTCGCGCCGTCGAGCGCGAGCGTGCGCCTCGATCGGCGGGACTTCGGCTCACCGATGTAGTAGGTGCTGCCCTCGTCGCGCTTCCACGCCTTCGTCACCGCCACCGTCTTGCGCTGGCCGAACAGGTCAACGTCCCCCACCTTGAGCGCGGTCGCCTCCGACCATCTCAGCCCCGTGTGGGCCAGCAGGATCACCAGCGGCCGGTATGCCTCGGCTAGCGCGGCGGCGATGCGGTCGACCTCGAGCTTGGTCAGCGGCACGATCTCTTCCGTCCGCACTGCCGGGAGTGACCGCATGGCCTTGGCGAACGGGTTCGGTCCCGGCGCCTTGCCTGACTGCATCGCGTCCTCGTAGACGGAGCTGGCGAGCGCGTGAATGTTCTTCACCGTCTTGGCCGCGAGCGCCCGCGTGCCGGGCTTGGGCTCGGTCAGCAGGATCAGCCACCGTCCGACCGTCATCGCGTCGATGCGGTCCAGGTGTAGGTCCCCGAACACCGGGTAGATGTGGTTGGTCAGGTCGCGCCGGTAGTCAGCACGGGTTCGGCGGTTCGCCTTCGAGCGGGCGTCGATCGCCCTCTCGGCCCACTGGTGGAAGGTGGGGCACATCGACTCCGCCTCACCGTAGCCGTGGCCCTTCACCCAGCCGTGGGGCCAGCGGTTCTCGCCGCCCATGTAGCCGAGGAACAGGAGCGCCTCGGCCTCGGTGGCGAACCGCTCGTACTGCTTCTCGCCGGCCTCTCGCCAGACGACGCGCCAGCCTGACGCCCCGCGGTTCTCGACGCTCGCCATAGGCCAATTCTACTGCCTGCAATACGTCGGTTTGCGTCTGTCTCTGTCCCCCGCTGTCCCCGGGCGTCTCTACGTGCCTTATATCTACTGGCGACCCAGACGGGACTTGAACCCGTTGCGAGACACCCGAACCACCGGGGCCACACTCGCTACCCCGCCTAGATCGGGCTATCCGTGGGCGGACTCGCGGCTATGTGTTCGGATTCCGCCGTCGTTTGTCCCCGTGGGGGACAGGCTTAGCGATCTTGGAAGCGTCGGACGACGGGCGGCGCTGCCTGTGTGGCTTGTCCTGGCGCTGCACGTACCGCTCGAGGAACTTGCGGACCTCTTCGCCGAGTACTTCGCCCCGCGCCTCAGCCTTCGCCATCGCCGCCGCATACAGGTCATCGGGGATGCGAAACCCGCGCACACGCGTACCGCGTCCCGGCATGACGCGCAGTGTCCAGTGCGTCGAGGGTGGGCAACCTGGGCGGCGGTGTTGCAACACCCGCGTAGCTAACGCCAAGCATTGCCTCATTGGATCTACCCGGGACACGCCGCTAGGGGTTCCGAATTGTCACACCATGTGCTTACTGTGCCGCTTACACCGGGGGAACACCCGCCAAACAGAGAGCGGCAGCAAATTGAATATCCGAACCACCACGAAGCACATATCCATAGGCATGCTGTTCCTGTCGGCGGGGACGATGATCGGCGGGTTGATCGTCGGGGACATTCACGCCCCGCTGATGTTCCTCATCGGCTTGACGGGCTGGCTGGTCGCAGCGACCGGCTTCCTCGCCGGCCGCTCGGACATCACCGAAGTGATGCTCGAATCGGCAAGGCAGCGCGGCTTCGACCAGGGCTACGCCGCGGGGCGGCAGGTAGCCCGCCCTGTCGTGGTGCCGATGAGCGAAGTCGGCTAGGTATTACCCGGTCTGAAACCGTCGCCTGACTTCATCGAGCAGTAGGTCATCCGGTGTCCCGGCCAGGATCGCTCGCAACCGATCGAGGTAGGGCGGCGGCATCGGCGCCCCGGCTTCCCACTCTGCGACCGTCTTGGTTCCGGCGCCGAGCAGTTCGGCCATATCGCGTCGGGACAGTCCCAGCTTCTCGCGGCCTGCCTTGACCTCCGACCCGGGCTCGTCGCTCACGTCGAAAGGGTCCGGCAATCCGAGCGAACGTGCGACGGCGCGGAGGTTGACGTCATGCACAGACAGGCCGTCCTCGACACGCTTCCAAGTGATTGAGCTGATGCCAGCCGCGCGGGCCGCCGCTTCCTTGGATAACCGCTGATCTCGGCGGGTCCGACTGACGACCTTGCCGAATGCTCGAAGGTCTTCCTGGTTCATGGCGCTCACAGTGACAGGAACCTACAGGAACATCAATTATCGCCAGTAACTCCCCATGGTGTAGTTACGCCCTTGTGTTTCGGTACCTAGCCACTTCTAGCCCTTTCGGGGTGGGGCTTATGGCTGTTCTATAAGTTCCTAGCCATAGCTCTTGACCTGCGTGACTATGAGTGACTATGGTTGCCAACATGCCTCAGGTTGGAGCCAAAAGAACCGTCGAAATACACGGGTACGCCCTCCGGGCCATCCGTGACGCGAAGGGCATCAAGGCGGCCGATCTGGCCGACATGCTCAACTGCGACCGCAGCTACATCACGCGGATCGAGCTGGGCCACAACCGCCGCGTCAGCGTCACCTTCTACAACGAGCTGACCGCCGCGCTCGGCATCGCCGACGCCCGCGCGCTGTACGCCGTGGCGCCCGAGCGCGACGAGGACGCGGCGTGACCCGCCACGACGCAGCAGCGGTCGCCAAGGCGATCGGCAAGACACCGAACTGGGTTCGGCGGAACGCACACCGCTTGCCGCACTCCCGCGCCGGCCAGACGTACTTCTGGACCGATGACGACCTGCGGGATCTGCTGGAGTTCTTGAAGGTCCGCCCGGTGGCTGCGGCTCCGTCGCGTGGGCCGCAGCCGATCACCGGCACCCGGCGCGCTTCGTGACCGCCGACAAGACGCTGATCTTCGCGCTGAACCGCCTGCTGCGTCGCTGCGTCCCCGCCGAGGGCGGCTGCATCGTCTGGGAAGGCTGCGTCAACTCGCGCGGCTACGGCGTCATCAGCCTCGACGGCGCCCGTGTCCTCACTCACCGGCTGTCCTACGAGGCGCACATCGGGCCGATCCCCGACGGGTTGCAGATCGACCACCTGTGCCGGAACAAGCGCTGCGTGAACCCGGCCCACCTCGAGCCCGTCACCGGCCTTGAGAACCAACGTCGGGCGGCTGCGTCCAAGACGCACTGCCCGCGCAACCACCCGCTGGCCGGGTCGAACCTGATCCTCAAGAAGCGGCCCAACGGCTCGTTCATCCGTAACTGCCGGACGTGCAACAACGCGCAGCAGCGGGCGCGGGCGTTCTTCCGCAACAACCTCGACCGGCCCGCTACCCGGGCCGAGGTCGCCGAGTGGATCGACTCGGAGTTCGCGTCTGCTCGTGGTGGTGTCGCATGAGCGCCCGGCCAGCGCGGTTCGCCAGCTACAACGGCGACGTCACCGAAGCTGTCGGCCGCATCGTCGGACCGAACACGCTCGGCGAATGGATGCAGGTTGTCGCTGCTGACTACGACGCATCGACAGACAGGACGCGGCTGAGTTTCGCGTTCAACGTGCGGCGCGACGCCGACGGGCTGCACCTGATCGCTGACTTCCCGCACGCCCCTTGACCGCTAGGTCGCCTCGCTCCGTCCCGAGCGAGGCGAACCCAACCAAACCGAAACCGCCAACAGGAAGGAAGCCCAATGGCGATCGAACCAAGTTTCGCACAGACGCAGGAGATAGACGCGCTGCCGACACCGAACCTGCCGCTGCTCCGGAAGGTGCTCGACCACATCGACGCCCACCCGGAGGAATGGCGTCAGGGCGGGTGGGCTATCGAGACCGAGTGCGGGACGGCCTGCTGCATCGCGGGCTTCGCCGTCGCGATGACCGAAGGTCTGGTCAAGGACTCGATCGGTGATCTCGAACCGGCGAGTGGGCGTGAATGGCCCGTCGCCGGACGCGCCGCCCTTGGGATCACGGAGGCCGAGTCTGGCACCGGCTCGTTCATCAGCCCGGGCCTGTTCTGTCAGGACAACTCCCGCGCCGAGGTTCAGGCGATAGCCGAGTCGATCGCTGCTCGCGGCGGTGAGCGGTTGTGAACGCGGATCGGGCTATGCCGTTGCCGTCCACCCTCGCCCACCCCGAACGGGACGCGTGGATCCGGCGGGAGCTGCTCGAGCGGCTCTACGCCGACGACGAACCGGAGCGGCTTGACCCTGCGTCGCCGATCTTCGACGCGCTGGTGCTCGAATCCCTCGCCGCTGCCGCTTCCCGTCCCTCTCTGTGGCGGCGGGCCGGCGAACAGGTCGGTAGGTGGTTCGACAGTGACGCGGCCTGCGTCGTCGTCCTGCTGCTCGCCCTCGCTGCTCTCGTTGCTCTGCCCGTCATGGCCGGTCACCGATGAGCCCGACCGTCGTCACCACGCAAGCCGAGCTTGACGCGGCGCTGGCGGCGAAGGCACGCGAGATCCACATTCAGTCCGCCCCGGGCGCGTGGCTCACGCTGACCGACTCGGGATCGAGCCGCGTCGTGGCGTGGGGATCGAGCCGCGTCGTGGCGTGGGGATCGAGCCGCGTCGAGGCGTGGGGATCGAGCCGCGTCGAGGCGTGGGGATCGAGCAGCGTCGAGGCGCGGGAATCGAGCAGCGTCGAGGCGCGGGAATCGAGCCGCGTCGAGGCGTGGGGATCGAG